CCATTGCCCCTGAGTCGGATTTCCCGTCCCTGTCTGCGGACCCGGACTTGGAGAACGACAAGAAGCAGAATGGACCCATCCGCAAGGAGCGGGTGGGCCGAAAGAAGTCTTACTAACTAAGGATATACAATGGCTGTTACTGGAATCTCCCTGACTGGCCAGATCAATGGCGCGGGAGCAAATGTCAACTACGCGACTGACAACGCGATGTTCCTGAAGGTCTTCAGTGGCGAAGTCCTTCAGGCGTTCGAGACCGCGACCGTGATGAAGCCGCTTCACATGGTCCGTACCATCAGCAACGGAAAGTCGGCTCAGTTCCCGCTTACCGGAATCGCCTCTGCGAGTTACCACACGCCCGGTGAGGACCTGCTGAGCGATGGGTCCTACATCTCCGCGATCAAGCACGCCGAGAAGGTCATCACTATTGACGATCTCCTCACGGCCACCACGTTCATCGACAAGTTGGACGAGGCCAAGAACCACTACGATGTCCGGTCGATCTACTCGTCCGAACTCGGTCGTGCGCTTGCTCGCGAGATGGACAAGCACCTGATCGGTGTTGCAATCAACACTGCGGCAGATTTTACGGGGGCAGACCCCGCCCCGATCAACAGTGCGGTTACCGACCTTCCGAGTTCGACCGTTCTTGAGAGCAACTTGCTTGGAGCAAACGGTGCAGATCTGACCACCGACGCTCAAGTCGCCCAGTTCATCGACATGATGTTCGAGATGGCTGCTAACTTCGACGAGAAGAACGTCCCCTCCGAGGACCGGTACGTTGTTGTCACTCCCCAGACGTACTACACCATCGTGAACAGCCCCGAGGGCAAGGACCTGATCAACCGGGACTACAATCCCGATCCGAGCAACTCCTTTGTGAATGCTCAGATCGCCTCGGTTGCCGGTTTCCGAATGATCCGCAGCAATATTGCCCCGTCTGTGTACGGCACGACTGTTACCAACCCCACTGCCACCCAGAACTCGTATGGCGGTAACTTCTCCCGAGTCAAGGCTATCGCCTTCCAGAAGCAGGCTTTCGGTACGGTCAAGTTGCTCGACCTCGCCATGGAGTCGGAGTACGAGATCCGTCTTCAGGGCCACCTCATGGTCGCCAAGTACGCCATGGGTCACGGTTCGCTCCGTCATGAGTGTGCCGGACTTATCGCCACTGCCCCGTAACCAAGGCAGGTGATCCCAATCTAGGGGTCTGTCCCGTAACAGGGGCAGGCCCCTTTTTTACATCTTTCAGGAGCCTGACATGCCAATCCACGACGGCACATCACCGTGGGCTCTGAGCGAGGTCGATGCCATCAACATGAGTTTGGCAACGATCGGAGCCTCGCCGGTCAACGATGTTGACACCCCTTCCGTCGATGTCTCGATGGCCAAGAACACTCTCAAGGAGACCTCTCTGGCTGTTCAGAGCCACGGGTGGTACTTCAACACGGAACAGGACAAGGTCTGGACTCCCGATGCTGGGGGCTTGATCCCGATTCCCGATCAGGTCATGTACGTTGACAATGCCTATGTGACCCCCAAGGTTGCCGTAGACGAACGTCAGGCGACCATCAAGATTCGGGGCGGCAAGAGGTATCTGTACGACAACTACAACAAGACCTATACGTTCACTTCATCGATCACGACCAAGACCGTCTACGCCTATGACTGGAACTCGCTTCCCCAGCCTGCTCGGCAATACATTGCCATTCGTTCGGCAAGGGTCTTTCAGGATCGATCCGTGGGTTCCGAGAAGCACCACTCGTTCACCCTGCGGGACGAGCAGTATGCTCTGTCTGAACTCAGGCGGTTCGAGTCGGAGACCGCCGACCACTCGATCTTCGATTCCTACGCGGTCTATCGGGTTGTCGATCGTGCCTATCCATATGTGACGGGTCTGTAAATGTACAACATTGCCATCCCCAACATGCTGAACGGGGTCTCTCAGCAGCCCCCTCAGGTCAGGTTCCTCACCCAGTGCGAGGAACTCGTCAACGCCTACGCCAGTCCCACAGAGTCGCTGACCAAGCGGTACCCGACCGAGGTTGTGGCCGATTTCTCTGGAAACGGAGACGCCGAAGGCAAGGGGAAACTCCACATCATCGATCGTGGAGAAGGCAAGGAAGCCTATGCGGTCATTCTCAAGGATGACGGCATCACTGCATGGGACCTGATCAACAACACCTCGGTTACTGTGAACCTTCCCGCTGGGGGTAGTTATTCCTACCTCGGGGGAGGCAGTGTAGATGATCTGGAAAGGGATCTGTCTCTGACCACGATTGCGGACTACACGTTCGTTTGCAATCGAAACGTCACCGTCCAGATGACTAACGATACGGTTGCCGCGCGAAACCCCGAGTCGTTCGTGTGGGTGAAGACCGGCAACTATGGAACGACCTACACAATCACTCTGGAGGCTCTGGACGTAGACGGGGACAGCCTTGGGACGACCGAAATCTCTCAGAAGACGTTCACTCCCAGTGAAACTGGGGTCGATAATGATGGGTACTTGAACGCTGAGACGAACCTTGATAACGAGGATTTCCCCGCAGGCAACTCCGTCATCGACACCCGCCTGATCGCTGCCCAGTTGGCTGTGTTGCTGAGATCCCAGTTCTCTGCTGGAACAGCGTTTGAAGACTTCTCGGTCACAAGAACCGACTACGGTCTTCACATCACTCTGGACGACACGACAGGCACCACGAAGAGTTTCCGTGCTTCGGTCGCTGACGGCCTTGGGGGAAACGGTCTCCGCGTGGTTGACCGTGAGACCCAGTCCTTCGAGGACCTTCCGGTCATTGCGCCAGACGGGATGATCACCAAGATCGTCGGTCTCCCCGAGGTTCCCGAGGACGACTACTATGTCCGGTTCTCGTCCAACATCCAGACCGAGACAGGTGAAGGGGTCTGGGTTGAAACAGTCGCTCCGGGTCTCCAGTACAAACTGGACCCGGTGACCATGCCCCATGCCCTGATTCGGAAGTTCGACCCAGTCACGGGAGACCCGTTCTTCATCTTTACCCCGATCGACGGGAGCATCGCCTCCAACGAAGTCTTCTGGGACGACCGCACTGTCGGGGACGACAACTCCAACCCGGTCCCGAGTTTCGTTGACGGTGAAGTCTCTTCCATCTTCACGTTTCAGGGCCGTCTCGGGATTCTCTCAGGAGAATCGGTGTCGGTCTCGGAAGCGGGCAACTTCTTCAACTTCTTCCGAACGACCGTCACCACCGTCTTGGACAGCGGCCCCATCGATGTCTATTCGGCCTATCCTCAGATCACCAAGTTCCGTCACGGCATCCCGCTGGGCGACCGTCTGATCCTGTTCTCCAACAAGGCTCAGATGATCTTGACCTCCCCCGACACGGAACTGCTCACTCCCAGAACCGTGATCCTTGAGCCTGCTGGTCAGTACGAGGCGGTCGCCGACTGCATGCCTGCTCAGGTGGATCAGGAGATATACTTCCCGTTCAAGCGTGGGGACAACTACACGGGCGTTCGGGACATGGTTGTGAACCTTCAGGACGCCAGCCTGATCGCTGCTCCCGAGGTCACCGCTCATGTCCCCAAGTACATCAACGGCACTCCAAAGTCCATGAAGGCTTCGCCGTTCGATCGGACCTTGGCGGTGCTTACCGATCAGGATTCATCCACCCTGTATGTCTACAAGTGGTTCGACCGGGACAACGAACGAATCCAGTCCTCTTGGTCCAAGTGGACGTTTCCGGGAATCGAGATTCTCTCCTGCGGTTGGTACGAATCCCGTCTGGTCATGTACACCTTCTCTTCTGAAACGGGTCTCTACGGTCTCCGTGAGATCGATCTCAGAGAGAACCGAGTTGACCAAGACAGTTTCATTACTGCCCGTTTGGACAATCGTCGGTATTTTTCAGACACTTCCGGCGGGACAATCACTATCCCCGGATTTGTTGATTTAGGGCCCCCTTTTCCTTTGGCAGCCTTATTCAGATTTGGAGACGCACCCAGCGTTTCTAGTCTTGTACTGAACGGTGTTGTTGAACCCCAGATTATAAATCCCGGTCAAACGGCTTTGTTGACAAAGTATGAAGGCCCTGAAATTGAAACCACAGACGTAATAACCCAAAACGTTGTGGAACACCCTCACCTTATGGGCGACTTTGTTAGTCTTGCCAAGGGAGCAACCCTGAGGACTTATCTGAAGTTTTCAGCAACTCGGGCTACCCATAATCCCGTCAACAGACAGTTTTCAATGGTGCTGGATACCGCCCCGATTGAACTATTTGTGAACTTGTTCAACTCTGACTTTCAACCGCAGTCTGCCCCAAACCCTTCTGGTCCGGGAACATATTATTATTCAAGTTTCCCTAAGACTGTATCTCTCGGAGGAAGGACATTTCAGTTGTCCTACAACTTCCTTTGGGTTGAACCATATGACGATACAGCCCCTCCGGGAACTGTTGTTGATTGGTCTATGGATGGGTACATTGAGGCCTATTGTTCCGATGTCCCATCCGATAGTTTTTCAACATTTTTTGCACAACTCAGGTTTGTCACAGGTGTTCAATCTGCGGCGGTGTTCGACACAACTTTTGCCCCAAACAGTTGTTCATCCCAGAATCAGATTATAAACCTAGGTTCGGTCCCTATCCCATACGGGGGAGGCAACACTCCTTATTCACCGATCATTTCCGGGGACACTGTTGTCTACGCTTCAGGCCCCAACGCTGGGCAGAGAGTCGAAGAAGTTCAAAGGTCGTTCAACCCAGCAACCGGAAACACCACAATCACTCTGGCCGACACAGGCGGTGCCCCGGTGTTCCACGGAAATCCCTACGAGTTTCGCTACACGTTCTCCCAGCCCTACTTCAGGGTCGGGTCCCAGAACTCGGCCTTGGGCTCGGGACGGTTTCAGGTCAAGAACATCAATGTTTTGTACGACGACTCGGGGCCTTTCCGTGCAGAGGTGACCCCCAAGAATCCCCTTCTGTCGGACTCGTATGTCTATGATCGAGGTTCCACGGTGAACAGTTCGTTTGTGAACGCTCCCATCGAGTCCGGTACAATGCGTATTCCGGTCATGGGGACCACAGAACAGTTCAACGTGAGCCTTGTCAATGACACACCCTACCCGTCCAAGTTCACCAGCGCAGAGATCGAAGCGTCCTACTCAGGACGCTACAGGCGACTCGGGGTCTGACCTTCAGGTGCGTCCGTCTGTCAAAAAGGACCTCATGCCGTTGGCCCGCCGTCTCCGGTGGCCCGACCGGCAGGAGATGCTGACGGCCGGTACTTCGGTTGAAGAGGGTCTGAAGTTCGGCTTCAAGCACTCCAACCCCTGCCTCACTATCACGCTCAACGGGAACCCCGTGGGTATTTTCGGGGTCATCCCCACATCGATAGAAGGTCTCGGTGCTGTGTGGCTGGTGGGCACTCCGAAAATGGTTGCCCCAAAGAACCGTTTCCGGTTTCTCCGGGAGTCCAAGAA